GGACACCCAGACGCTTTGACTATACATGAACACATGCTAATTGTTGCACGTCTAGCGCACCATCACGATGAGCCGAAAGACGTGTTGACTTGGGCCGTCCACCACGACTGCCACGAATACGCAACGAGCGATATACCAACGCCTATAAAGCGGTTGTTAGGTGAGAATATCGTTATACTAGAACGTGCTTGGGACAGGGCTATTTGTGGGGCTTTGGATATATCAGAACCTACAGAAGCAATCCGTAAAATCGTTAAGAAATACGACGCAATGGCCGCAAGTTACGAGTGGTATCATTGCCTAAAAAACGAACAGCACCCCGATTTTAAACCCCTGATGGACGGTGATTTGCCGAAGGTTTGGTGATGCTTAGACCATACCAGCAAGACGCCACGGATGCGATAATAGACGCGGTTAAAAAAACCATTGCGCCGATCATTGTGGACGCGGCAACGGGGGCGGGAAAGTCTCACATAATCGCGGCTGTTGCTGAATTTATATTTAGCACAACGGGAAAGCGGGTTTTATGCCTTGCGCCTAGCCGCGAATTGGTAGAGCAAAACCACGCGAAATACTTAGCGACAGGAAACCCAGCGTCTATTTACTCCGCAAGTGCTGGCATGAAGTGCTTACGTCACCCCGTAGTATTTGGCACACCTGGCACTGTTAAAAACCGTGTGTCACGTTTTGGTAAAGATTTCGCAATGATTATTGTCGACGAGTGCCACGGGATAACACCAACTATACAAACGATTATTGACCGTATTAGGGAAGTAAACCCGAACGTACGCGTGGTTGGATTAACAGCAACCCCGTACAGGCTAGGAACCGGTTATATTTACGCGCTTGACGAGGCTGACAATCCAATACCTGAACACCAAACTAAAGAGCCGTATTTTACGAAATGTGTATTTAAAATCCATGCACGCGAATTAATCGCGCAAGGGTATTTAACGCCGCCTACAATCGGTGCCATTGGCGCGGGCGGTTATGAAACTGCACACCTAGAGGTCGGCAAAGGTGGCAAGTTTGTCGCGTCACAGGTTGACAAGGCTTTTATAGGCCATGGCAGAAAAACCAGTGCTATTATTGCAGATGTGGTCAATAACGCCGTTATCCGCCAAGGTGTTATGATATTTGCCGCGACAATCCAGCACGCAAAGGAGTGTATGGCCAGCTTACCGCCTGAATTAAGCGCAATAATTACCAGCCATACCAAGGCGGCAGAGCGCAAACAGATTATTGAAGCGTTTAAATCAAAGCGCATTAAATATATCGTGAATGTGTCAGTTTTAACCACGGGTTTTGACGCCGAACACGTTGATGTGATTGCCATACTTAGGGCAACTGAAAGCGTGGGGTTGCTGCAACAGATTGTGGGCCGTGGTTTGCGCTTATGTGAAGGTAAGACAGATTGTTTAGTTTTGGATTACGCGGAAAATATCGATAGGCATTGCCCCGACGGTGATATATTTGCACCTGATATTGTTGTGACCGTTAGCGATAAAAAGCGTGTCCCGATTGAAGTTGCTTGTTTGGACTGCGGCACAATGAACGACTTTTCCGCACGCCCTAACGAAGATGGGTTCGGATATAGCGACGATGGGTATTTTTTAGACCTAGACGGCAATCAGGTTGAAGGCGATTATGGGCCTATCCCGTCACATTTTGGCCGTAGGTGCCACGGGTTAAGCTTATCAGGCGGTACATATGAGAGGTGCGGGCATAGATGGAATGGTAAAGACTGCCCGCATTGCGGTATGGATAACGATATTGCCGCGCGGTATTGTTCAACATGCAAGGGTGAGATTGTAAATCCTAATGAAAAATTGCGTATGGAGTTTAAGGCGTTAAAGCGTGACCCGACAAACGTGCAGACTGACGAGGTTGTAAGTGCTAATGTTGTAGAGGGCATAAGCCAGAATGGTAACGGCACATGGCGCGTAGACTGGATAACGGCGTATAGGACTTTTTCGACATGGTTTCAGCAAGAGCCAAAACACCAACGCGCACTAAGTGACAGAGATAGATTTTACGAGGCGTTTAAAGATGGGGCAACACCTGAAACAGTGACCTATTCTAAAAACGCTGCAAGCGGGTTTTACCAAATCCACGGATATAACAACAAACCAGACGAGGCACCAGAATGAAATTTAACCCAAAGAATAAGTTTCTTGTGTACGGCGACCTAGAATTTAGGGGTAACTGCCCCAGTGAAACAATCGAGCAGATAACATTCTTCAATCGAATAAGGGCGCAATACCCAAAAAGCTACGGGATTATTGCCACCCACATTCGAAACGAGGGCAAGCGGCACCACGGCGCGACCACAAAAGCAAAGGCTGAAGGAATGACAAAAGGGGCGAGCGATATTATTATACCTGGGCGAGTATCGTTTGTTTGCGAAATGAAACGGCGTGACCATACCCAATGTAGGTTTCAGGAGGGGCAGGAGGACTATTTAAACGCCTCACACAGCGCGGGTGCGTTTGTTTGCGTAGCACTAGGCGTAGACGCGGCTTGGGAAGCCCTACAGCACTGGGTTTTAGAAATAGAAGATGTGAAATGAACGCTAGTGACCAGATTAAAAACGTTCTAACAGGCGTTACGGATTTTGAGGACGCGCAGTCTGGGATACAGATGTCATGTGCGTTACACTTTTACCAAGGTGCGTGCGAGGTTTTGAAGGGTAAAGACAAGGCCGCACGACAGGCTAAGCTTGCGCGATTACCTGAAAAGGTACGCCCATATATTGAGAAAGAAGTGGTGCGACTATGGAAGTTACGGGGCCACTAAGCCCACGACAAAACGTCTACTTTGCCTTTTGTCAGCCCTTGGATTTTAACCGCAAGAGTTACGCTGACCTTAGTTTTACCATTTAGGATAGCGTTTAGCGACGGCTGGGACATGCCAAGGGTATCAGCAAACGCGGTTTGCGGAATTTTTTCTTGGATCAAGTATGTTTTTAATTTTGTCATAAGTCACTTATAGGGCATTACGTTTATAAGGTAAACCAATTACCGAAGCTTTGATTGCGGGTTAAATCTAAGATTGTTCTTGCGTTGACTATAGTTGTCAGCTATAAGAGGGCTAGTTTTAAAAGAGAAAGAGAAGTAAAATGAACATTAATGCCATACCCCAGGAACTAATGAGACTGCACACCGCGCAAAATGAAAAGATGGGGAAGCAGTGCCTTGAACCTGATTTTAGAATTATGCCTAAAGATCAAGATGCTTTTATTATTACGCTTTGGGATTGCCCAAATAGGGACTTTCATAGTGGCCTCAATCTAATTAAAGGCGATTCACCTGAAGAAGTATTTGCAAAGGCTTGGGAATACATAAACGGCCTACCAAGTGTAGCGGAGATACAACTAGCCGAGTTTCAAGGCGACCTTGCCAAGTTGATCGACAAGGGCCGCGATTATAATATCCCGCTTGATATAGTCAACCCGCTTATTGCCACGTCTAAAAAGCTGGCTGAAAGCGCTATCACAAAACAGGAGTGTGACAAATGATTACAGGTCATGGGATGCAGGGTGCGAGTCAGTTATTTGCTAGATTGCACAGTCCACAGGTCGCAAAGGACAGCGCGCGCGAATGGCTGGTTATAGCACGTAGGCAACGACTTGAGGGAAGGCCGTTTTGGGCGCGTCGTTCTTTGGCGTCTGCAATCGGATATACGCAACGCGCTTACCTACAAGGGAAAGAAACATAATGACACATGAACAGATAGAATACATTTTAAACGCGGTGTTTCGACGCCACATGAGGGAGTTGCAACAATGACCAATAAGCCAGACAACCCGCCAGCGTTTCCAAGGGCAGGGGACGAAGTTCATAGGGGCATGACCCTACGCGATTATTTCGCGGGGCAGGTAGACGTGTCAGTTTATACACCATTAACAACATTTGAACTTGAACACTCAAAGAAGCCTACCGTGATAGAATTGGCTAAATTTATTGCTGAAATTAGATACCACGGAGCAGACGCAATGCTTGCAGAGAGGGCGGAAAAATGAAAGATAAACCAACCCTAGAACCCACCGCTAAGGACGCATTACAGGCCATTGCGGATTTACCACCTGTAGCAAAACGCAAATGGGACGATGAACTAAATGCAGACCTTAATCTGCGTGGTGCTGAAGTAAACGGCCAAGAAACTGCTTATAGGGCGGTTGAAGCGTTGTTTGATAAACCGCCACGTATCGAGTGTAAACAGCCCACACCACCTGACAGGAAAGCTTTGATAGGGATTGCTCAGGCAACAATAGAAAAGACCATAGCTTTCGATCCTGCGAATACTGGCACATGGGATTGTGCGGAAGCTGTCATTAACGCACTACTGCCGCACCTAACCAATCCTGATCCACAGGGGTTTGATGAATGGTTTAAGTCATTAGGTGACGACCCGTCGAAGCTTGGTCGGGTTATATTGCCACGCGATGCCTACAACGCAGGTTACGCCGCCTCTAAACCCAAGGCTAAGACGTTGGAGTGGGAAGGGTATAACAGCGGGCCTTATGAAATACGAGTTCGCCGAGGGATAGCTGATCTTTTTAACCACGGATTGCGTGATGAATACGGCTATCCAGAACACCTTAAATGTGGCTATTTAACCTTGATCAGCCTTGATGATTTAAAGGGTATAGCTCAAGCCCACTACCAAGCCCTGCTTGACGATATGGGAGGGGCGCAGTGATGTGGGATGAGATAATAAAAGAGGCAAACCAAGCTAGCCGATCCTCTAATATGGACGCCATGAAGCAGACAGGCTGGAAACACGGTATTTCACTCTGGTTCTCCAACTTTTTCGCATGGTTAAGCGATCAAGCGCAAGAAGGCCGACGAGAAGAACAACGCGGCAAAGGCGATAACTATCATGACGAATATTGAGAAAGGAAACAAAATGACAGACACAAGCCCAAAGGCAGTAGCAGATCACCTGAACATATCAGTAAATCATGAGGCAGGTTTAATCCCTATGGCAACGCAAATTTTTATACGCGCCCAAGCCAAGCGCATAGCAGAGTTGGAACTACAAGCAAAGGTGACAACCGAACGGGAAAGAGAATTAGCGGGTCACAAGTGGGCTGCACAACACACAGACACGATGAATGACGCAGTGGCGCAAGGAATGGTAATAGATGAACAAGCCGCGCGTATCAAAGAACTGGAAGCTGAACGGGAAGATGAATAATGTATGAGATTGATAGCAGGTTAGACCCCACAGAAACTCCACCCCGTAACACATAGGAATACCCAACAAAATGAACAAATTAATTTACTCTGAATTTATGGATGTAGGCCATATAATATTTGGCCTAAACCGTATCCAAGGCGAAAAAGACGCGCCGCAATGCGGGTGCGGTTGGGAAGAATGCCAAGCTATCGGGAAGCACCCAGTCGCGTCAAACTGGCAGTTTTCGCCCCACTGGTCGGAAGATCAAATAGAAGTTATGGAACAAACAGGGCAGCTTGCAACAGGATATGGTGTTCTAGTAACTGGATTAATCGTAGTTGATATCGATGCTAGAAATGGCGGGGTTGCCAGTTATGAAAAGCTATTGGCAGACATACCAGAAATAGCAGGGGCAGGACTGATAGTTGAAACTGGCAGCGGAGGCGGGTCAAAACATCTATACTTCAAAGCCCCTAACCCTGCAATCGCGCTAGTACAGTCGCACAAAAAATACAAAGGTATCGATTTTAAAAGCAGCGGCTTTGTTGTTGGCCCAGGTTCAATGCACGCCAGCGGCAACACTTATAAAGCGGTTTACGGATCACCAGATGAAATAGACGACGCGCCGCAAGCCTTGATCGACCTATTGGAAAAACCAGAGTTCCACCGCGCAGACTTTAACGGCGAACCCGTTGACGTGTCGGAGGCAGATATTTCAAAAATGCTATCTTACTTTAAAAATAATGATTTAGAATACGAAGAATGGGTGCGGGTGGGTATGGCGGTTCACCACGCTACACAAGGAACGGGTTTTGCAATATGGGACGAGTGGTCGAAAACCAGCCTAAAGCATGACGCGACGATGATGGAAAAACGCTGGCACAGTTTCGGCAAATCTGCGAATCCCGTAACCCTTGGGACATTGGCTCACTACGCCTCACAAGGGGGGTGGTTGGCACCAGTTACGTTTAAGTCTGACATGGAATTTACCCAAGAAACGGCACCACCACCTACAGGCGGATTGCCATTTGATATTTCAGGCGTCGATCTATTGCGGCCACCTGGTTTTGTCGGCACGCTCACAGGGTGGATAAACGACCAATGCAGATACCCGCGCGAGCATTTAGCCGTTGCCGCGGCAATAACCAGCATCGGGAATATCGCGGGGTTGCGCCATATTGACGCACGCGACGGGGTGACCGCAAACCTATTTACCTTTTGTGTTGCAGCATCCGGCACGGGCAAAGAGGCCATAGGGCAAGCCGTTACAGACATCCTTGGCGCGGCTGGTGTATCTGAAGCAGCGCACGGCGGTATAAAATCAGAACAAGAAATCGTGCGCAATATGTTGCGCAACCAAGGTGCGTTTTATACCGTTGATGAAGTTGGTTATTTATTGCAAAAAATCAAAAACGCGCAGGGCGGTGGCGCGTCATATCTTGAAGGCGTGATAGGCGTGCTAATGTCGTCTTATTCAAAAGCAAACGGCACAATGCCCCTAGGTGGGGATTTAAAAGAGCAAGTTAGGGGTGAAATTCTCAAGGAACTTGGACAAGCAACCCGCAAGGTTGACGAAAACGACGACAAAAGCGGTAAGTTTAAAAGGCGCATACCCCAGCTAGAATTGCAGTTGGATCACATATCAAAAGGCTTGCACCGCCCGTTTATATCCTTGATCGGTTACACAACGCCTGAAAATTTCAGTGGCCTAGTAGATGGGGAAGCCGCACGTTCTGGGTTTATTGGTAGGTCGCTAATATTTCAAGAGCGTAAAGACAATCCCAGATCAAAACGCAGATTCAAAAAGCGTGCAATGCCTGAACATTTAGCGGCTACTCTGTCGGGTTTATATGTAGGTGGTGACTATGACATAACAGACAGCCGTGTAGAGCAACGCGGGGAATTAATCAATATACCAACATCGCCTGAAGCCGACGAAATGCTGGAGAACGCGCTAACGTGGATTGAATCTTATGCCGACATGCACATGGAGAAAACAGGCATGACAGCCGTGGTGCGTCGCGGTTATGAAATTATGGCCAAGGTGAGTCTTATACTTGCAATACCTAGCGGTTTACGAACAGCCGAACATGTGAGGTGGGCTTTCGCTATGATGCACAGAGATATCGACGATAAAATAAGCCTTACCTTAGAAAATGAGGACACTGGAGAAACCCAGTTGATGCGTAAAATTCTAAATTTGGTCACTACAGATGATGGTTGCACCCTTGGCGTGCTGCGTAACAAGCTGCGAAAATACGCACAAGACGACATAGACAAGGCACTGGTTTTGATGGAATCGAAAAAACTTATGAAGCGAATGGAAATTGAATACAAGCATGGCGGCAAAAAGCGTGTAGAGTGGTTTAGGGCAAAGGAATGATTTTTTTACCCGTAAAAACCGTTATTGAATAACAAAAAAATAAAAGTATGTTTTTACTTTACATAAAAAAACCAGCTTTTTAGGCTGGTTTTTACTTTATAGGCTGGCTTTAAGTTTTAGCTTGCTATTGGCCTACTTGGTTGCGCCATTATGCCCCTTGCATTCAACAGGTGTTTCAAAGCCATGTATTTTCACTTGAGCGCAATATCCAGGCAAGGCTAGTATTGTTTGAAAGTACAAGACGCCAAGCAGCGCAAACCCAGGTAAGATTATATTTTTCATTGTCTTATTCCCTTTTTATGGTTGAATTAAAAACTAGGCGTTGTAAAGTCAACGTCGAATGCGTTCATATTATCGCCTAGTTTGGCTTTAATATCTGCTACGGTCGCGGCGTCTAAAGTTTTTCTCCACCCAAACGTAAATTTGTTGGTATGTGAGTGATAAATCATATTATTTAGCGCAATTTCGGCCAGCCCTACGACTTCGCATACTTTCAAAAACTCAATTTCGTACTGCACATTTAAGTTTTTTTGTTCCAGTGCGTCAATTTTAGCCTTGCAATGCTTTTCAAGTTTTACCTTTGCAGCGGCTAATTGTTGCGCGGTAATATCTTGCTGCACTTCTTCAGGTGGTTGTTTGTCGCGGTTGCCTTTAAAGTTAACGGGTTTAAGTTCCAACAGGCTATAGTCTTTAGGTTCTAAATACTCCGAACCACGGCAAGACCCACACCATTTTTCTTTGCCCGTGTTGTCAACATGCCCACAGTACCCGCACTTGTGTTGTGCATTTCTTGCGGCTTCAAGTTCCGTTGTATCTACAATATAATGGCCGTAGCGCGTATTTCTTGCTTGAATATAATGGCCGTAGCGCGCATTTCTTGCTTGTGGATCACGTGAATAATCTGCAAAATCAAAAACCCGAAAACCTTCAACAGTATTGCTTTGATTGTCAAATAACTGTTTGGTTTCTACATTGTAGATACCGGGTTTAATTTTGCTTTTGCCGTTTAAATCCCAAACCCTAAAGCGTTTATGTTCTTTTAGAGTCTCCCGCAATTCCTTGTATTCTTCACTTGATGCGCTTATAGGCCCGAATGTTTTAATCTCTACTTGGATCGTGGCTTTCATTGTCTTATTCCCTTTTTATGGTTTTTTAAGTCGTGGTTTATGCGTGGGCGGTTAAAACTGTAAATTTAGAACGCAACCCGCTAAAGCGTGCAATAGCTTCCAACGCGCCACGCATTGCGCTTTCCCCTACTCCGCCAATATCGTGTTGAAGTTTAAAACCAGCGTTATGAATGGCAGCACCTAAAGCGGCGCTCTCTTTACAATACCCGTACCCGCCAGCCTTACCCGCACCGCGTGTTTGCAAATTGTTTCCGCCTTGATTAGACCAAACGCAACAATACCGAGTTTGACCGTTTCCGTAAAACCGCGCTATCAAAACCTCTTTACCAGTGTTCAGGTCTACAAGTGACAGCTGTTTGTAAAAACTGTTTTCCTTGCGGTTTTTTGCGATGGAATCATTTTCTGGGTTTGGCGTGTATGCTATTACTTTATTTTTCATTTTCTTATTCCCTTTTGTTTGTCTCTGTCTATAGGTTTAAACTATAGCATAGGGCATTGCAAGAGGTTTCTTAAAAAAAGTTTTGTCGTGGGCTTAGTGGGCTTAGGTGACAAACCGCTTGCCTATGCCTTTTTTATGGTGTAACGTAAAAACATAATAAAAACAAAGACTTACTGAATCAATCTAGTATCAATTTAGAAGCAATCTAGTTTTATTAAACCCTTGAAAACAAAGGGTAAACGATCAATCTAGTCAATCTAGTCAATTTAGCACCCCCCCCTATATATACTTTATAAGTCCTTACCTTATTGGGTAGGCCTTACTAAATTGACTAGATTGACCTATTGAATGACATACTACCTATATACTATATAATAATAATATATATATATATATATATAACAGTGTCTTAAAGGGTGTTATGTTATAACATAACATCAATTATCAATCTAGTAATATGGTTACTAGATTGCTACTAGATTGAACTATTTTTATTTAGTTGTGAATAGGGGTTGCGGTGTATAGTTTATTTGTATATGTTGTAATTGCGTGATGTGCAGAAGCCCGGTTCGGTTTTTTCTCCCTCTTTGCTGATCAGGGAATCGCCGTCACGCAACACAAACAGATAAAAGGGAAAAAAGATTATGGTACGTTATGAAGTTAAAAGCATATACAAAACTTACGCAGGTTGTGAGGACACTTTACAAGAGGCAAAGGATTATATTGCAGCTTGTTACGCAGAAAACCCAGATGATTTAATCGAAGTTAAATATTATGACAACGACAAACGCATTGCAGACATTCAAAACGGTAAAGTTTAGCTTTAAAAGGGAAAATAGATTATGACACATCAAGAACGAAAAACAGCATATAATGACGCAGCGGACACAGGGCGCGTTATGGGTAACAAAGCGTATTCTGATTACATAGATGGCCTTGTATCATATACGGAACTAAAAGCAATTGAAGCAGCGTCAAACCAATATGTAATGCACCGCCAAGACCATATCGACGGAATATATGAGGCATCGTTATGACCCTACAAGTTATTAAAACAGCGCAAGAAGGCCTTGTGAAACGCGCGGCCATGGAAGCGGCTAATCTGGCGTATGAAGTCAGCCAGCCTTGGGGCGTTTTTGGATATGCAGAAACTTGCAAGCAAGCAAAGAAGAAATACAACAAGGCTAAAAACCTACTAAGGGATTTTAAAGCAGCCAGCGACAATCCTATGTTGCAGCTTGCGCTAAGTGAAGGCCATAAAAAGGGGTTGCCGGTAAACCGGTCAGATCGTGAAGAAATAGCAAGGGGCGCAGGGTTGGCACTTGGCAAAAAGTATCAAGAACGACCAAAGGACGCCGTTATTAAATCAACCCTAAAATTCATGCAAAAAACCAAAAAAGAAATACAGGCCAAGGAAATCGCTGAAGCATTAAACATACCAAGAATTACCGCTTTTCAGGCCTTGAATTATTTAAACAGAATCGGCAAAGTTAACAAAAGAAAATTCCAAAACGGAATATACGGATGGAAAACAATATGACCGACAACCCAAAAGACGCAATAGGGTTAACAAAGCCAAGCCTAAACGCGGTACCCATGGCGGCTGTTTATGTGATGGGTGAAGCAATGAACGACGGGCGGTCAAAATACGGGTTGTTTAATTGGCGCGAACACGCTGTGCGCTCGGATGTATACGTGGATGCGGCGCGTCGTCACCTTGAAGCTTGGAACGATGGTGAAGATGTAGCGCAAGACTCAAAGGTGCATCACCTGGGTCACGTTATGGCGTGTTGCGCGATTCTGATCGACGCCGAACTAAATGGCAAGCTAATAGATAACCGATCAGAATCCGGCGGGTGTTTATCAGAGTACTTCAAGAAAAACACAAAAGGGAAAATCTAATGGCGTATGACATCAACAAACTACTGGACATAAATAATAAACATATACGAATAGAATTTATAAACCATCTAACCGACAAGGTAGCCCATACCGAATGGTATGCAGCCCACGCGCTTCCAATGCTATATGAAACCGTCGGCGAAATAAACAAAGAACACGGGGAGCAGTTTTCTTGGATCGGGGTGAGGCAATGACAAAAAACGACGTGCGCAACAAGGGATGGTCGCTAATGTTGCTATATAACATATGGGCGAGAATAATATTTCACACAGTTGGAACGCTGGCGGCTTTGAAATATGTTTTATTTATCTGAATAAACTATTGTGTATTCCTATATTGCGTGATATGTTTAGTTAAGGAAACAGCAAAAAAGGTAATTAAGATTATGAAAAAATACGAAATAAACCGCCGCTACCCGTTTGATGGGGGTGCTTGTCCTGTAGATGGTGAAGCAGTCGTGACCGTTTGGCTTGTAGATGGGGATATAACCAGTTCCAAAGCTAAATGGTTCAGTTGGCAGCATGGCGACGTTACACACTTTATGGTGTTGGAATACCAGCCAGAAAAAAAGGTACGTTGGGTTAACGTGTATAACGTGTATGCTGGTGGCCACATGAATAGTTTTTTCTATAAAACAAAAAAAGAGGCAGATGGATGTGCAACGCGAACCCGCACGGCTTGTATTAGAGTGGAATACATGGATGGGGAGGGGCTTTAGTATGACAACTTACATACAGCTAGGAAGCGCGACAAAACCACCAATGGCAACGCGCGAGGTAAAAAATAAAACTACAAAGATTCCAGAATATGCACTTACCAACCAAAACAAGCCGCACCCCACCAGTTTGAAAGTTCTTTTTAATGGATGCTGGAGGCGAGTGTATGCAAATTGGGATTCCTCTTTTTATATCAACTACGACGAAACGAAGGTTACAATCACGACAAGCTAACACCTAGTTTACAACAACACATATAAATGATACAAAATAGCCAACCTTGATAATGGGAAGGCTATTTTTTTATGCAAAAACTCACACCAAAAGAAAAAGCGTTCAGCCTGAAATTCGTTGAATGCAACAATGCGTCTGAAGCCTACAGAACCGCTTATAATGTTGGTAAAAACACCAAGCCGGAAACCGTTTGGGGTGCAGCCTACAAGACATTAGCCAAGGGGCATGTAGCGGCTAGGGTTAAGGAATTGCAGGACAAGGCGCAAGCCCTTACCCTGGTAACAGTCGCTAGTATCACTCAAGAACTAGAGGAGGCGCGCGCCGTTGCACTGCAAGAAGGGCAGGGCAGCGCAATGACATCCGCATCGATGGGCAAGGCTAAAATTCACGGCTTATTGCTGGATCGGACGCAGAACACTCACGAGCATGGCATATCTGATAGCATGGCGGAGTTAATGAAGAACGCACGCGAA